TGTTACTATAGGTGGTACAGGTGGAACATATGGTAATGTAGATGTTCAGAACTTCTTAGAAAATGGTTATAGCACAGCAAACATAATTGCTGATAATATCACAGCAAATCTTATCACCGCAACAACTGAATTCATAGGTGATTTAGATGGTGCTATCTCAGTAGGTGTGTTCAATAACACTGCCTCAACACTCACAAAAGGTCAGGCAGTATACATCACAGGCGCAACAGGCGATGAGGCCTGTGTTGCACTAGCAAACAATCAAATTGCCGCATCAATGCCAGCAATGGGTATTGTCAAAGAAAATATAAGTGCAGGTAGTAGTGGACAAGCAGTCACAAATGGCACAATGAACTTTGCTGGACATGGTTTTACCGTAGGTGCTGACTTGTATGTAAATGGTGCAGGTTTACTCACAGAAACCATACCAAGTGGTGAAGGCGAACTAATACAAAAGATTGCTAAAGCATTAGCGCCTAATTTTATACTTGTGCAAGGAGCGGGGAGGACGAATGCTACGCCATCACTTAACTTTGGTAATATATTCTTAGGAAATGCAAGTAATGAGTCTGTGACAGCAGTGTTTACAGATGAAGCCAATAGTGCCATAGAAGCACATACTGGTAACATAGCAAACCTAACAGGTTTATTAGCAACAACTGGTAACCTAGATCTCAACAGTGGCACAGCAGTTGATAACTTGTATGGCCTAAAATGGGATAGTAGTGTAAACAAATTTATCAGTTCACCAGATGCCGGCACAAAAGCACCAGATTACTTTATTACTATTGAAAAAGAAGGCACTGACCTAGAAGCAATCAGAGGTAGAATTGCTAGATCAGGTGCATTTGGTTGGCAAGAAAAATATGAAAAAGCAGAAGGCACACTAGCATCACCAACAGCATTAGGTAATGATGATGAGATATGGCGTTTTGACTACCTAGGACATGATGGTACAGATTATGGTGGTTCTGGTAATAAATCTTCATTGACAATGCGTGTTTTCCAAGATGATGAGACATCAGGCGTAAGCACAGGAATAGTTCCTCTAACATACGAAATAGCAGGACAATTAGACGGTAACTTAACACCATTCCCAACATCATTCATGAGCATACACTCAGATGGTAAGATTGTGTTTAATGATGCTGGAACACGTCAATTCAACACCAAAACAGGAACAGCAAACATCAGCAGAGATGGAACTATCATTTCAGCAACAGATATTATAGCACGTGGTAATGTTGAAGGAACTTATTTTATTGGTGATGTTGTAGGTGATTTAACAGGTAATCTTTCAGCAACTACTACAACAGCAGTCAATATTGATGCCACTGGAACAATATCCGCTGCCTCAATGACACCAGATGATATCACACTTAAATCATTCCAAGAAACAGTTGTATCATTAGGCACAACTAACGGTGATTTAAGTTCAACTATAGATGGTAATAATGGTAGTATATTCACAGTCACAGCAAATGGTGGTATTACAATTAACACCATAGCAAATGCTTCGACAGGTAGTTCATATACCATTAAGATTACTCAAGATGGTACAGGTAGTAGATTATTAACAAGTTCAATGAAGTTCCAAGGCGGTGACAAAATATTATCAACCGGCGCAGGTAATGTAGATGTTATGAGTGTTGTTTATGATGGAACCGATTATTTGGCGACTTTAACTAAAGATTATAAGTAGGAGTTATAATGCCATTCAGTGCTAGACAAGGATTCTTTGCTTCAGCAAATATTACTCCTCCACCTACACCACCAGAATGGTATGAATTATCAAACACTGAAATATCAACTGAAATCAGCAGTTGGAATTGGGATGGTGTAAGAGACTTTAGAAGTTATGATATGACCAGTACTGTATTCAGTACAAATGGAGCATATCGAGGAGCAGTAGCGGCACCTAATGGTAATGTTTATCTAGCACCAAGCACAAAAGTCACAAACAACATAGTAGAATATGATCCAAGAACACAAACAACCACAGAAAAAGCAACTGGACAAACGCTCACAGGAGCATTGCGTTATATATGTGGTGCTTTAGGACCTGACAATAAAATTTATTGGCCGCCATTCAATATGGATAAATTCTTGATTTATGATGTTGATGCTGACACATTTGAATTACAAGATTGGGGTTTAACATTCTCAAGTCCAGCATATGAGTTCGCCAAGTTCGCTGGTGATAAGTTGTATGTTATAGGAACACCAGCAAATGCTATCATAGTAAATGTCACAGCCAATACAGCAGTTGAAAGCACATTAGGTTTGTCATTAGGTGTAAATTCAGCAAAATATGTGTCAGGAACAAGAAGTCTTTATAACAATAAAATATATGCGGCACCTTACAATTATCAAAATGTTTTGATTATAGATCCTGATACAGATACAGCAGAACAGCAAACCTGGGGTATAACGTTCCAATCACAATCAAGCCAATTTATGCAAAATGCTAAAAATGGAAATGTGTATTTCGGAGCACATAACAACGTGCCAAGAGATGTTTATTCACATGATCCATCAGCAAACACCACAGTAAGTATAGGTGCCGGCACAAAATCAATTGGTGGTGCAATGGCTCCAGATGGTAATTTATTATTAGGTGCTTTTGGAACTCCAAGTAATATTGATGTCACAACAGATAGTATATCAGTTAATCCACTTTGGATGCAGGCTGTATATGGTAATAGATGGGGTATAGTCAGTCAAGGTAATGTGGTATTGGCATTCCCTAACAACACAACTAATACACATGTTGTTCATTACCAAGTAACAGGTAGTGGTGATAACAGTACTAATGTAAGCAAAATCAGTTGGAGTAACTACTTTAACGGAGACAGATAATGACACAATTTTGGCATAGATATAATTTAGAAACAAATCGTTATTGGGGTAGCACAAGAACAAAAGATGATGATGCTTGTTGTGGATACACAGAAATAGATCCACCAGTAGTCGATGATCATTACACACAAATACAAGTGTGGAATGGCACAGAATGGGTTATAGAAGACAAGGAACCAGGAACATAATAGGAGAACATCATGGCAGGAATGCGTGGCGGTAAAAAGAAAAAGAAAAAAGGCTCAAGAAGAGGTTAATTGGGCCGAATACTTCGCTAGAATTAGAGGAGTATGTCCGTGGAGTTATAAAGCATTTATGAACGATAATATATTGATCATAAATTATGGTGAAGCGGATTTTATAACCTTCGCTAAATTGTTTGGTCATTCCAAACATGAGGCGTATGTGTACAAGTGTATAGGCCATACCAGTGAATGGCTAAATGCAAAGTGTGATGAAATGAATGTGTTATTCAATCACTGTGAGTGGCTGTGGAGTCATCCCGAATATGGTGGTGATTCCCCAGACATTCCCATAATTATACAGCAGGATAAAAAACAACTTGAACAATTAAGAGAAAAAACCGGATATTACGATGAGTAAGAGGATAACAACCCAAGAACTACATAGTGAAATTGAGCAGATCAAAAATAATCATCTAGCCCACATGGCTGAGGATATAGATGACCTTAAAGAAAGTGTCAAAGAAAACAGACTGTTCTTTACAGAGAGATTGGATCGCTTAGACAATAGAATATTTTGGATTCTTGGGTTGACTATCTCTACTTTGGTAGCCATAATAGGAGTAATGATAGCGCCTTAGACGCACACAGACGTCGTTTAAGCAAATATAAATAATAATATGCCAGTAGCACCACAAAATTTAAGAAATGCCGCTCGTAGAGCCTTAGAAGCCAGAGATTCAGTACCACCCAGCAGAAAAGCAGGAACGCCTATAGGTCTAGCACGTGCTAATCAATTAAAAAATGGGGATAATTTATCCTTAGAAACATTACGCAGAATGCGTAGTTATTTAGAAAGAGCAGAGCCAGCCTATCGTGAAGCAAGAGCACAGGGCAAAAGTATAGAAGAAAGCAAAGCCATTATGGCATATTACCTATGGGGCGGCCCACAAGCACTTGCTTGGGTAAATGAGCAAATCAGAAAGTTAGAATCCTAACCAACCAAATAAACCAAACGAACCAAATGGACCAAATGGACCAAACCAACCAAATGGACCAAATGGACCAAATGCACCTTTCTGACCTAAAATTATTTTACATTATTTGCCACTTTTTTATGTGATTTCGGTTGACAATGGTAAATAAGAGTATATAATATAATTATATATTTAACTAAGGAGATATATATGACAAAATTAGAAAATAATATAGCAGACGCAATTAACAGCATTTCGACTGCAATAGAATATCAAGTAAATCCCTTTGATACACGAAGTGACTTTAATGGTTATTCTGTAGCAGATAGTCTTGGTATTATTGCAGATTCAATGTTTAGAATTGCAGAAGCATTAGAAAGGAAGGAGGGGTAATACCCTCCCTTAACTAAGGAGATATAAATGGCAACATTAAAAATAACTAAAGGACCAAATGTTAGCACAGACGCTAAGAATTTGGTTGCTAAATTAACTAAACAATGTCTTAGAGAAATGTCTAAGAAAAAATATGAAATAACAAGATACACATATGTAAATTGTCCTAATATTACATATAAAGAAATGTTACAAGACATTAACATACATGTAAAGAAAAGAGGACAGTGCTCGAATGGTGGCAAAGGTGAAATAACTATTGATGTTTCTGAATATGAAAGACGTATGACTAAATGTTGGGAATACAAAGCATACAGTGATGATCCTATAATAGGAGAATTTGATTCTTCCCCGGAAATATGTTTATTAGGCACAGTTGCACACGAAGTAGCACACTTTATACAATACACATATGGACCAGCCACAAGACATCTTAAGAATAATTATAGTAAGCCTCATGGTGAAGGATTTCAATGGATATATTCACAACTTAGAAGAGAAATAGTAAATCCTAGAGTTGAAGCAAATAAATTAAAGGAGGTAGCATAATGCCTAAGAAAACAGGATTTAAAAATGACACAAAGCCAATTGGTAAAATCACAGAATTTGAGAAACGTTGGGGTGAATCTGCTAGAGCACTAGCAGAACGTGAAAATGTTCACACAACCACAATACACATGAGAGTGAGAAATTATGGCACACCTTATCAAAGAGCACACAAGCCAACACCATATGAAGAACACTTTGGTAAAACAATTTATGAACTTGCGTGTGAAACAGGATATCACCCATACACTATTAAACAGAGAGTGAAAAATCACAATGACCCATATCATGAAAGTGCATGGACTGGACATAAATGGAACAGCAATGACGATTGGCGCACTGATCCTAGATGGTGCAATATCAAAAGATGGTTAATGCCAGAACATCCTAACTATGGAGATTACTTTAATGACTAGTCCTACTATATTACCATTCAGAGAAATAAAACAAGATAAATTGATATTGTATTACACAAAGTTATTAGACAACAAAAGCAAGTATGTGGCTATGCGTGATGAAGACAAAAGTTACATATTGTTTTGGTTTGCTAGATCAGTGCATGAAATTGGCAACAGATGTCATGTTGAATCAGGCTTATTAAATTTAGTCACAAAAACAGATAACGACTTACCAAGAAGCACACATTTTGATTACAACAACACAGAAATAAAAGTCAAAAACAGTGTGTTTTCTTTTATGTGTGGCTTGTTAAGCAACATAGATCGCAATGCAACACAAGACTTTGCACACAAACAAATCAAACACATAGAGAACGTGTTTAATTCATTTGTTGTACCATTGTGGAATAACACTAAATTAAACAATGAAATAGGTTATTCACATACAACAAGAAATCTCAGAAATGAACCTCCAAAATTAATAAAAATAAAAGAGGTTTAAGATAAATATATATTGGACACATCATATCAAAATAATATTTTCATATTATTTCATACATAATGATGTTGCCATACAATATCAATCTGACGACTGGCCTCCGATGATTGAATCATTCGTTGATGTGTCCGTCCTTAGTATATATAATACAACCCCTCTGATTTTCGCTCATTGGAGGGGTTTTTCTTTGCCAAAACGGTTGACAAATTATTAATAGAGTATATAATTATTATTGAAGGCTTACACAGGTGTGTAAGTCATAGATCAAAAGTAATAGATCTTTTGATTTATATATTTAAATTCGTTTATATTAAATACACTAAGCCTGGACTATGTTCAGGCTTTTTTATGAAAATTGTTTAAAAGACATAAATAAGTGTGGGGCAAGGCAACATTTAATATAAAGATAATTATATCTTGGATATTATAGTAGTATGAAAAATATGTTAAATTTACAAAACATTTGGATTAGAAGCAAATTAAAAAACAGAAGAGCCATGGCTCAAGACTTTTTCTGCCCTGAAGAAAACCCTGCTATTGTGTGTTTACACAAAGCATTTATAACAATGAGTGACAGTGACATAGCATTTGCAAGATTACAAGGCGACAAGATGTTGAGCAAAGATAACATTGCACATGCCGTAAAAGATTTAAACAAAAATATTGATTGGTTTCAAAGAAACAAATTTGATATACTAGAAAGACAAAAATTATTATCACATGAAAGTTAATTTAGAATACAGCACAGAATACAACAAATTTATTCAGCATGAAAAAGCCATACAATCATTTTTTAAACAAAATAACATCAACAAACAATATATACAATACAATAATTTTAAACAATATGCTGATGCTAAACATTTTGTTAAATGGCAACACACAACAACAAAAGACGCAAAAACATTTAACAAATTTATAAGACATTGGATTACAACAAAAGGTAATGTTAAAACATCATGGTTGACAAAAATAAACAAGATGTTAAAGTATTACACACAAAAAGAACAGAATTACAAACACAAGTTACTTAGAGTAACACTGAGACCAAACAGTATAAAACAGTGATTACGCCCTGAATAAGGCAACAAATATGTCCGGGCATGATGATGATGCTAACGACCCGGAACACTGAAGCAATGCTACTTGCAGAAGTATTGTGGATATATGTGTGAGAGCGACCAGCCTGTTATAGCCAGGTGAAGATGATAGTCAACTCCTAACTTAAATGGTTTCTGCAAGACTCAGCCCGAGGTGCACTTGATTGTGTTATACCGCTATAGGCTAATTTATTTTGTTGAAAAATACAGTTAGCACTCTTTTGATTTCATTTCATTCATCAAGCCCTTTTGAGGTGTTCGATGTTTCAATCATATATCATGATATCTGATTAGAAATGAGCAAACAAATAAAATCAATCACGAATGCAATGAGTGATTGTTTGTTTGTTTTGCTTGACTGGTTCGAAGAACTGGGCAAATAATACAACTCACATGTAGGTGAAATGTCTTAGGATATTTTGCCTTTTGTCATGGTTGACAAAAAAACAAAATCAAGTATAATAGTACAATATATAACAAGGAGACAACTATGTTCATAAACAAAACACAAACAGAAACCACAATAACATTTTCATCAGATGACAACATCTCATTGAAAATAATCAATGGCATCGATTCAGATGGTGTAATTGAAAATGATGAATTACAGATAATCATAAATCAAGCACCATCTTTAGAACAAGTATTGAAAGGTCTAAAAAAGCAATAATGCATAAAAAACACATCGAATACAACTACAAGAACTTTTTAGAACGCACATTGCCAAGAATGAAACATGAACATTTGGTCACAATGATAGAAAATTTTGTTTACAAATACAATTCAAACAGAGATCTAGTTCATTCAGTGTTGGGAGAAAGTTATTGTAACAGTCTCATTCAATTGCGATTACCCAAAATCATTGAACACAACTTGTGGAGAACAGAAAAATATCAATTTGACGTATGGCACACATACATAGTTGCCAATTGGCCACAAAACCGTTTGTTTGACGTAAAAGTTACATCAGCAGGTAGATTGACATGGAATGCAGAATGGGAAGACAAACATGCACGACATTTCAATAGCCATTGTTACCTAGGAGAATACTAGCAGTCAGTTAAATAATCATGTGTTAACTGACAAACAAAGAACCCGATTACTGATACATCAACACATACATGACAATCTGTTCATGTGGTGCTACAAAATGGCTCATCAAGCAGAACACAGCAAACAACAACTGGAAACCATAGATCGTGTGTTGGCCATGACAATGGGAGAACAAAAGCATTATCTCATCATAGACGACAAGTTGTTCAAAACAATCAGTAATCAGTACTATTTTCGCAAAAATGCCCAAGGAAAGTGGGTTTATCAAACAAAACCCAAAGGTGTTTGGCAAGAAATGGATAAATAGTTACATACGCCAACAGTAGCGAGAATACTGATTTACAGGAGAGCAATTTGACTGACGATACTCAACAAACAGAAACCAAACAAACCTATCAAGTTAAGAACATCAAATACGGCGAAAAAACAGTTCGCGGTAGAGTTGTAGGTCGTTCGAAAACAGTTATCCCAGAAGATGAGTTCTTGAAATTAGCACAATTACATTGTTCTTGGCAAGAAATATCAGATTGGTATTCTGTTCCTGTTGGCACATTGCGAGACAATTTCGCTGATCTATACAAAAAGGGCACAACACTAACGAAACAGAAGTTACGTAAAGCACAAATAGATCTAGCACTAAATAAACATGATAGAACCATGTTGATCTTCTTAGGAAAGGTCATATTAGGACAACGTGAAGACACTGTCAACAGTGAAGAATCACAAGTGTTACCATGGTTATCAGATAAAACAGATTAAAGAGTGGGCTATACTATCATTAATGTAGCCATTAATAATTCCTAAGTTCTAATTAGCCCACTCGCCTTATAGATATGAAGTTAACTGACATTCAAAAAACAATTCTAGAAGACAACAGTCGCTTTAAAATAGTAATAGCAGGTCGTAGAGGCGGTAAAAGTTATGCTTCAATAGCCTCATTGGCACAACATGCACGTTATCCCAACACCAAGTGTATGTATATTGCTCCAAGTTACAGAATGGCCAAACAGATAATTTATGATGACTTATTGATGTTGCTCAAAGAACGCAAATGGCTGAAAAAAGTAAATCAATCAGAATTAACGTTCACGCTGGTAAACAATTCAATTATAATGTTGCGTTCTGCAGATAATCCAGATTCAATAAGGGGTGTGGGTTTAGATTATGTGGTGTTAGATGAAGCCGCTGATATACCTAAATTAGAAGAAACATGGCAAGCAGTAATACGTCCCACATTATCCGATCGAGAAGGATCTGCTCTTATTATATCTTCACCAAAAGGCAAAGGCTATCTGTATTCATTGTATAATGATGCAAAACATCTAGATGATTGGAACAGTTGGCAATACACCACAGAACAAGGTGGACTGGTAAGTGAGGCAGAATTAGCACAAGCACGTAAAGACCTCGATGAGCGAACCTATCGTCAAGAGTATCAAGCAGAATTTGTTGACTATTCAGGTGTTATATATTATGCATTCGGTGATCATTGTATCAAAGAAATGCAATTCGGTAGACCAGATATGACACGTGTACCATTACACATAGGAATTGATTTTAACGTAGATCCGGGATGTGCTGTTATTGGATTCCAACATTCAAAAGGCTTACACATATATGATGAAATAGAAATATGGGGCACTGACACACAAGAAATAACCAGTGAGATACAACGCAGATATCCAAATAGAACAATGTTTGCATATCCGGATGCCTCCGGAGCGGCTCGCAAATCATCAGCAGGAGGAATAACAGATCACATCATATTGAAAAATGCAGGTATGCAATTACGTGTTGGTGCACAAAATCCCAGCGTAAAAGACCGTATTGCCAGTGTAAATTCAGCATGTAAAAGCGTCGATGGTGAAACAAAGTTAACAATAGACCCAAATTGCAAAAAAGTAATCAAAGGATTACGCAATCACACATACAAAGAAGGCACACGTCAACCAGAAAAAGATGGTGCAACAGACTATTCACACTTTAATGACGCATTAGGCTATCTAGTCAATAATCTTTATCCAGTTCGTGTAGACAAGATAAATAGTTATGGAAGGCTAGTACGTAGGTTATAAAGAGTTAGAATATGAGCAACGTTCAGTATATCATAAAAGTAATAGAACCAGATAAAGAATACTTAAAAACCTTTACCAGCGATTTATTGTGTGAATCAAAACGATTAGCACAAGAATACTTGTGGAGTTGTCCAGAAGGAACCAAATACATCTATGTTGCTACAAGGTTAAAGAATGATTGATATAAGAATTGCAGAATCTACCGAGGAAAAAGATATCGCAAATAAAATTGTTGTAGATTTTCATTCTTATGTTAATACA